TCAGTGGTTGGTTGCGGCTTTCTGATGGCTGGCCATCCAGGCGAGGATTTCGCGCTCCAGCCAGGCGACGGAGCCCGGCCCGATCGAATAGGGGCGCGGGAATCGGCCCTGCTTGATCCAGCGGTAGATCGTGGTCGTCCCCTTCGGCACGCGCTCCTTGACCTGGGGAAGCGTGAGGTAACGGTCATCGGCCGAGATCTCGGCCGTCTGCACGGGCTGCGCGTTCATGAAGTTTTCCCTTGAAGAGCTGCGGCCTGGACGGGGTGTGTGACCTGCCAAGCCTGGAAGGCGCGGGCATGAGTGCCGCAGAGGTGTTTTTCTTGGGCCGGAGACGTCGCGCAGGTCGCGCAGATCGGTGCGTCACAGGTGCCGCTGCGGCGTGTGGGCACCTTCCAGTCACAGAGGAACGGCGCCGGCCGACCGCAGGCGCAGCGCTTGCGGGGACCGGTCGAGCAGACGATCGCTCGTCCGCCCGTCGGCATGGTCACGACTTCACAGGGCATCGTCGCCCTCCGCCGCTGCCGGATCGAGATACTCGATCTCCCAGGTGGCATGATAAGGCAGCGCGTCACGCATGCCGTCGAGCCGGATGAGAAGATGAGCCCCGCTGGCCCCATCGATAGTGCCGAGGCGAGGCTCGTCACCCCCGGTATAGCAGACCCGTTTTCCTGGATAAGCAGGGACGCTGTACGCCTGGCGGATATATTCCAGGCTCATCCGCGCTGTTCCTTCAGCAGCTGGTCCGCCAGCGCGATCATCTCTTCATCGGCCTGGACATCTTCATGACCCGCGCCCGCGACGAAGCTCACGATGCAGCCGATGTCGCCCGGACCGATCCGGTGGGACGCCACAGCCACCACTTCTTCACGGCCAGCATCGCCGCGCAGCTGAAGGACGACGTCGCCCTGCCTGACATCGAAGAGCCAGGATCGCGACCGGACGAAAAAGGCGGTGGGGATAGCATCCAGCTCCGCCTGGGTGATCGGCATGCGGAAGCTATCCGGCACTTCGATGGTGCCGACCTGCTCGTCGCGCCAGATGAGAGGGATACGCCTCATTACGCCGCCGCCTTTTCGCGGTTGGCGAAGTCGGCGTCGGCGATCGGGTTGAAGACGGGCTGGAAACGCAGGATGGTGACGCGCGGATTGTCGGCCCAACTGGTCGGCGTGCCGGCAATGCTGTTGGCGGCCTCGACCTCGTTCCAGCTGGCGGCGAAGGCAACGCGATCGGCCAGGCCATGATCCCGCTGGATCTCCTCATCGCTGACGTCCTGCAGCCAGCCGGTCGTCACCTCGGTCAGCACCAGGTGCATTCGGTGACAATCGCGCGGCAGCGTGCGGGCGAAGCGCCGGCGACCGAAGCCGTCCGGCACGCCGTCGATGGCATAGGCGATCTTCGCGAAGCGTTCGACTGCCTGGCTGGGCGAGAACCCGTCGAACGCGACCGGCAGATGGAAGGGCTCGCGCACCCACAGGCGATCGCCGGCGCGGCACCGGGCGAGAAGTTCTCCCGGGCGACGGATCACGGTCTGGCGCAGGCCGCGTACACGGGCCAATGCCGGTTCGGTAAGGCTGATCGGCAGGATCCTCATGCCGCCTTGCCCCTGTGATCGCAGCCGATGTCGCCGCGCACGCCGCACCGGAAACAGGGATCGCGATAGACCGGCTGAAGGCCGGGTGCCGGTGCCGGGACGGTGTCGCCCCGGATGCTCGGTACCGGTGTGGTGGAGACGGACTGCTTGGCGATTGCGCGCCGGTCGCCCCAGGCTTTCGCCTCGCGTTCGATCTGCAGCTGCAGGGCGTGGACGCTCATGCGACTTCCTTTCGGCGGAAGCTCTGCAGCTGCTGCACCCATTCTTCTTCGGCGGCCGGCTCATTGTCCGGCTTCACCTTGCGGAAGTTCGCGGCCAGCCAGTGGATATCATCCGGCTTGCCTTCGAAGTGCAGGAACAGTCCGCCAGCGCAGACATGCTTCACGCGAAGCATGTCATCCAGCTTGGGATCGGCGGGATTGCCGCTGAAACGCTCGATGCTGATGCAAATAGCGAGATCGCCAGCCTGCCAATCCTCAGTCGGTCGAGGCAGATGAGACAGGATGATAGCGATCATGATGTCGGAAAGGCTGCTCATGCGGCTTCTTCCGTGGCTTCGGCCGCGGCCTCCTCATAGGCGGTGGAGACGATGTGGGTGGCGCAGGTCGGCACGCGGATGGCGACAGCCGCGAGGCGCGGCCTGAACTGCAGCATGGGGTGGACCCAGCCGGCGGCCTTCTTCAGCGCGCGGGTGACGGGCCCAACCAATTCGGCCGCCTTCAGCTTTTCCAGGGCGAGATATTCGCCGTTGCTGACATGGGGATGGACCAGCTCCAGCTGCTTGGCCTTAGGCAGTAGGTCGAGCAGCTCCTCGGTCGGTTCGACGAGGCCGCGTAGCTTGAACGGATCGTCATAGCCGGTCAGCAACGCGATATGATCGTGCAGTTCCACCTCGTAGCCGGCGGCATTGGCGGAGCGGACCAGGGCGCAGCCGGCGACGATCGCCGCCACCTCCTGTTTCCATGCCCAGTCCTCTGCCCGGAAGGCGTCGAATGCCTGGACGAGATCCTTGTCGGCGACCGAGGGATGATCCTTCAACCGATCGACGGCCGCACGCCATATCTTGTGCGCTTCGGTGCGCTGGAGATGATCGCCCGCGCCGATGATCAGCGGGGCATGGACATAGGCAAAGCCCAGCAGGCCGCGATCCTCCGACCGGGTGCTTGCCAGATCCGCGTTGGTGACGCGATCGCGCATCAGCGACCAGAGCAGATAGTCGAGCGCAACGCTGGTGCCACGGCGCGTACAGGCCGACCACGCTTCGTTGAGCATGGCCGCGCGCAGCGTCTCGCGGCGGATCGAGCGCATGATCTGGACGCCGTCGGCGGTCAGCCCCTGTTCGTCGCGGATCAGCGCGTCGGCCTTTGCGCGCTGGTCATAGCCGGCGCCCGTGTTGATGGCGGCGCCGGGCTGGACGATCGGGCGCGGTGCGTCGGCGCCGGCCTGCGCCGTGCCGATTGGTCCGGCCGACACCGGCCGGGGCGCGGGCGCGTCGGGCAGCTTGCGGGCGGCGGCTTCCGCCTTGGCCTTGGCCTTGCGGTCGGCCCACCAGAAGCGCAGCTGCGCATTGGCATCGGCATCGACGATCAGGGTGGCGAAGACCTGGCCCGCCGGCAGGTCGATCGTCATGCGATCTTCGAGATAGGCCAGCTCGTTTTCCAGCGGCTCATAGACCTCGTCGATCGCGGCGATGATGTGGGCGCGGATATCGTCCGACAATTCCTCGTCGGCCAGCGCCGCTTCGGCGCGCGCTTCGTGCAGCGCCATCTCGTAGCGGACATGGGCGATCCACTGCGCATCGGCCGCGTCGGCCGGCTGCGCCTGCGCGATGATTTCCAGGCTGCGATCCTCGCCCTGGTTATAGCCGCTGATCGTCAGCTGCGGCGGCTGCGTTTCGAAACGGATCTCGCGGCCGGTCTGGCGGCGGACGCGGGTGCGGATCGCATCCAGCTTTTCGTCGGCGAGCTGCAGCAGCAGGCCTTCGTCGGTGACGCGGCCGCGCTGCTGTGCATCGTCGGCGAACAGGTCGAGCTCATAGCGACCGCCAGCGTGGTGATAGGCTTCCTCGCCGACGAAGCGGAGCATCTTCTCCAGCTCGCGATCGCCGATCTTCATCAGCTTGCGGATCTCCGCCGGGCCGCGGCGCCAGTCGTTCGCGTCATAGCGCGCAATCTGTTCGAAGACGTGCAGCTGAAGCGCGACATCCTCGGTGGCGCCGAGCGCCTTCGCCTGCTCGCGCGTGATCTCGCCAGCTTCCAGCGCAGCGAAGATGGTGGGGTGAAGATTGCCGAGGCGCAGCCACTGCCGCACCGTCTCTACCGTCTGGCCGTTGGTGTCGGCGATGTCCTTTAGCGATCGGCCGGCGCCGCCATTATGGGCGCGCGCAACAGCGGCATAGACTTCATAGGCGCGCAGCTCGCGGCGCACCAGGTTCTCGGCCAGGCTCAGTTCGCGCAGTTCGCCCTCATCCGTGATGTCGCGGACGATGACCTCGATAGGATGGTCGGCGGGCAGCTTGCCCTCGGCGATCAGCTTGGCGAAGGCGCGGTAGCGGCGGCCGCCGGCGAGCGCGCCATATTTCGGTTTCTTCGCCCGCTTGGACGACATGGGATGCACGACCAGCGGATAGAGCTGGCCGCGCGCGGCGAGGGAATCGGCCATGCCCTGGACGGCATTGGCGTCGGCTTCGTTGGTGCGGCAATTGAAGGGGGAGACGCATAGCGCGTCGATCGTCATCGTGGTAACGGACATGGGACTTCTCCTGGATAAGCACCTCTTTGTGCGTGGGTTTTCAGGGGGAGTTTGGTCCGGACCGACACAGGGCAACGCATCGGTCCGGACCCGCTTCGCCTGCCGGGGTGAGCTATCGGCGTTGGCAGGCGGGCGTTTCGGGGAGGCGATCAGCGTGAGCTGACGCCCTTCATTCGGAAATTGCGCATCGAGCGCGTGGCAGACCGCGCAGGCGCAGAGGGCGGCGGTCTTCACAGCAGCAGTCCGATCGCGGCGGCAGGATCAAACGGCTGTTCGAACTGATCGAGCGCTTCGAAGGCAGTGCAGCGCGGCCCACTGCGTTCATTCCAACGCCACTCGCTGGGATATTCCGGATCGAACAGCTGAAAGGCCATGGTGGCGGACAGGATCGGGCAGCCCGCCTCCCCGCCCTGATTGCTGCGGCAACGGTCGCACCAGCGCGCAATGAAGGCCATGCCCTCGCTGCCGTTGGATGGGCGATAGGCTTGTTCGTCGGTCATGACCGCCGCCCCGTCTTCGCCGTCAGCAGGGCGATCAGGCTGTCGGCGCGCACGCGGGCATTGTGCGCAGCCGATCGGGCCGGGCTGCCCTGAATGCGCTCCAGCAGCAGGTCGCGGACCTGCTCGGCCATATCGACGGCTTCCAGGATCGTGGCGACCAGACCGTCAGCTTCTTCGGTGAGCCGCTCGATCTCCGCCTGGGCGGCGGCCATGACTTCCGTGGCGGTACTGCTCATGGCTGCACCTGCGCGGCTTCGGCGGGGCTGCAGAGCGGGATCATTCCTCATCCCCTTCGGAAAAGAGGAAGAACAGCCCTGCGCCCGGCGGCATTAGCGCGATCCAGAAAGGCGCGCCGCCATCCCACAAAATGGCCCCGCAGGCGGCGAGGAAGGCGAAGACGATCATTGCATCGCCCCCCTTTCCTCGGGGGCGTCGATGGTCATGGTGGCGCCGCAGCAGCGGGGCCAGCCAAAGCGAAGGGCGCCGACCGGATCGACGCGGGTGCTGCGGCCGCAGGCGCGGCACCAGGCCTGACCGCGCTGCAGGCGGACATGGCTGGCGGCGATCCGCGCATGGAGGCCGGCGCACATCACGCCGGCACCTGGTCAAACAGGATCGCGCGGACCCGGTCCTTCGTCATCGCGCGATCGAGGCGATAGGCACGCGCGCAGATCGTGGCGACGCTGTCGCCATCGCTGAACATGCTGCGCAGTTCCGACGCCGTGTACGGTTCGGTGCGGGGCTTACGCATGGAACGCGTCCATCTGCCGCTCGATCGATGTCAGCATGTCGATGATGCCACGCAGGCCGCGCCGGCTGATGACGAAGGCGATCGCCTCGTCCGTGGGCGCGAAGGGGTTGCCGCCCCAGATGGTGACGAGGGCCTTGTCCAGTTCAGGGATGGGCGCCCAGCCGATGGCCGCCCCCTCGCCCACATGCATCCACATGAACAAGCCGGCACGAAAGCCGTGCGGGATCCAGGCATAGCCCTCTTCGTCCAGCAGGATCGGGATGGCGAAGGGCTCGAGCGGCGCGCTGTCGATCGGCGGCAGGATTTCGGACGCTGCGCCCATCATTCCATCCCCAGCGCAGCGAGATAGGTCTGAAGGATGGCCTCCTGCTCCTGGCGATCATGCGGCTGCATCTTACGCAGGCGGATGATCTGGCGCATGATCCTGGCATCGTAGCCGGTCGCCTTGGCTTCCAGATAGACGTCCTTGATGTCGTCGCCGAGGCCCTTCTTCTCTTCCTCGAGGCGCTCGATGCGCTCGATCAGAAGGCGCAGCTGGTCGGCTGCGATATTGCCCTCGCTCATCCTTGCGTCCTTTCGATAATCACCCGCAGCTGCTGCGGGACGGTGGCGATGATGTTTTCGCGGGTTTCGGGCTCGAGCGTGGTCAGCGCGGATGCCAGCCCATCGATGTGCGCCTGGGCGATGCCGAGCAGCATGCCGAGCGGACTGATTTGCGGATCATTGGCGAAGGGCAGCATGATCGTGCTGCCGGCCATGATGAAGCCGGACGACATTGCCTGGCTGACGCGCTCGATGGACTGCACATCCTGACGGGAAAGGGACATGGTCACCGCGACGTCATCCAGTCGATGATGGAGGGGCCAAATTTGCTGGCGGTCAGAATGCCCCCGACCCAGAGCCCGGCGATCAGCCCCTTGCGCGCGGCATCGATGTCACGCGGGTCGACGACCGGTTGCTGATAGAGCGGGTGGCGAGGAGGCGCGTTGCAACGGCCGCATTCGCAGCCCATGGGATGGATGGTTTCAGGCCGCACGGGCGGTCTCCTCTTTCGCGGTGGGCGCGCAACCGCTGCAGAGATCGGCACTGACCCAGGCGCAGGCCCGGCGGGTCTGTTCGTCCAGGCAGGGATCGGCGTCGCTGCAGGCGCAGATTGCGCAGATGCGCGGGGTGACGCCGATATCGGCGCCGTAGCTGCGCAGATCGATCAGCCGCAGCAGCACACGCCGATCGAAGCGGAAAGCGGACGCCAGTGCGCGCACGACATCCGGGCTGATGGCGGCGACGTCGCTTTCGATCCGACCGATCCAGGCAGAGCGATCGAAGGCGCCCAGGTGCGGGGCGGTATGGACCAGGCCGGCGACATCGTCGACCGACAGGCCCGCCGCCTGGCGGCGCAGTTTGAGATAGGTGCCCGGCGTCATCATGCCGCCGTCCGATCCCCGAGCAGCGGACCAGCCATGACGTCGGTCAGTTCGCCGATCGCGGCGCGGAGGTGGGCACGGGCGCGCTCGATTGCCGCACAGCGGGCACCAGGACAGATGTTCAGGCGTACGCCGATCAGGTCGCTGTCCATATCGTGCAGCGCGGCGCGAAACTCAGACAGCAGCAGACGATCAGTCTTCATGGCGATACTCCGGGCAACAGGAATGCCTTCCCGAAAGCGCGCGTTCGCGCCGGGCCGGCCGGGCATTGGGTGGCTGTTCGTTTCGGCGGGGGCCGCTGTTCGCGCCTTACGGCGGCGCCACCAGGCGCGGCGGCGTCTGCCGCTCCAGATTGAGGAGCGCGGCTTTCATCGCCTCGATCGCTTCGATGATTTCGCGCTGCGCATCGCGCCGATCGGCATCGGTCGCGTCGGGCAAGGCAGCCTCCAGCAGGGCGGCCTTGGCCTGGCCCACTTCGCGCACGACATCGACCGCGTGGCGCAGGATGTCGAAGGCGTCGGCAAAGCGCTCTTCCTCGTCGACACCCAGCAGATAGCCATAAGCGTCGTAGATGGGCCGACCGGCGCCGCCAGCGCGGCGATATTCGATGTCCAGGACGATGGCGGCGCGCATCGGTATGTCCCGCGCCTCCCCCTCATCCGAGGCGACATCGAACGCCCCCCATTTCTGGACGGTACGTTTCTGATAGCCGGTCAGCGCGGCCATTCTTTCCCAATCGCCGGGCAGCTGACCGGCGATGCGCGCCAGCGCGGCATCCAGGGACAAGGGTGGACGTGACAGGGTCATGATTTGCCGGCTCCCCGCAAAGGTGCGACCCGAAGGCAGGGGATGGACCGCGCGCCATCGACCAGATTGGCTGCAGCAGATCCGGAGCGACCGGCGCGCCCCATCGGAAAGAGAAGAGCCGCCGCCGGACGGTTATTCAGATCAGTGCCGGCGGCGGCAGGTTGCCCGGCGAAGTCGGGTCGACGTCGGGAGCTGGGGGTAAGGAAGCGGGCAAAAGCGTGCGGCGAACGCCCGAGACGGGACGGTGCAGCCGCGATAGCGCCGGGATATGAACCGCGCGCGCGCAGCAAAATTGGGCCTTCCGGGGCCGGGCTCGACACCCGGCCCCTTCCGGCTATCGTGTGAAATGCCACAACCACACGAAAGGCAAACTTCATGGACAAGGCGACAGCAGTCATCCTGCGCGGCGTACTGGCAGGGCTGGTCCGCACCGGCGCGATCAGCCGCGAGCATTTCGATGAAACCTGCAAGCAGATTGCCATGGCTGCGCAAGGCAGCGGCCAAGAGGGCGAGGTGGGCCGCTTCATTTCGGATCTCCACCAGCATCTTCGACTGGACGATCCGACCGCGTGACCCCAAAGCGCCAGCTGCGCGACACAGTCGCCTGGCGCGAGAGTTCAGTCACAGCCATTACCACGTCGAGCGCCGCATCGTAAGGCTTGCAGTGCTCGCGGATGAGCTCGACCAAGCGCGCTTCCTGTTCGGGCGTGAAGGGTGAGCTCATGGCCGCACCCCTTCGATACGATCGTCGCCGGCAGTGGCGCTGGCCTCACGCGGGTAGATATCCGGGCGCAGATCGTGGCGCGAAATGCCGGTGGCATGTTCCACGGCGAGAACATGTTCGGCGGGAAGCTCCTTATTGCGCAGCACCCATTTAGATACGGACTGCTGGCTCACACCACAAAGCCTGGCGAGCGCCGACTGCGACCCCAAAGCCTCAGCAATGCGAGGCGCAGTAACAACCATGGGTGACTCCTGATTCATACAGGGTTGTTACAACCTAGGTTGATGGCCAGTCAAGAGCACATATTCAATTTCGTGCCACAACCACGGGTGTAAAATCGCGCGATGATCTATTCTGACCGCCTGCGAGATGTGATGGGAGAGCGCCAGATCTCCCAAGCAGAACTGGCGCGGCGCGTGGGCGTCTCTCAACAGACGATTGCCAAGCTATTCCAAGGTGCCAGTAGCGGCTCGCGCTATCTGCATCGCATTGCGCGCGAACTGGGGACGACGCCAGCCTACCTAGAGGGCGAGGTCGATGATCCAAACGAGGATGCGCCCGCTCCCCCTGCTGCGGATTCTGAATCTCGGGAAATGATGGAACACTTCGGTCACCTCGCCCCGGCCGATCGCCGCGCCCTGCTGCAAATAGCCCGGTCGATGGCGGGAGGTGCTCAGCCGTCCGAAACGGTTCACGCGGGCGGCGCGCCCCAAGGCGCAACGTTGCACGATCGCACGAATGATATTCGAGGTGAAAGTAATGAGTGAAGACAACACCGAAAAGGAATCTAGGAGATTGATCATCAACGAAGACGATCTACTCCTCCACTTGGCGAATATGTTATCCCGACAGGCGAAACATAACTATATAAATTTCAGGCTACTCCTCAATCTTTGGCAGGATGGCAAAATTGCCAAAGCCGATATCGATGCGAGCTACGAAGGCATGGTCGAGATCAACGCAGCCACGGACAAGTTCAATGACTGGATCGAAAAGAGGCTAATTGGGTGATGGAGATACCAGATCCCCGGACTCAGCATTGGTTCGAGCGCTCCAAAGAGCTGCGCGATCTGCAATCCGATCCCGAGGGCCTTAAAGAACGCTTGCGTGGTTCAGGTGGTGGTGACAATCATGGCGGCATGTCGGATGACTGGAAAAAAAGCGTAGAAGATCGTTTGGGCGAACTCCGCTCTGACGTCCGCGAGGTCAAAAGCGACACGACTAATCTGAAGGTCGACGTCGCGACCATCAAAGAGAATTTGCGTCATCTGCCCACCAAGCCCTGGATGTTCACGACCCTGGCCACGATGGTCATGGTCATCATCGCATTGATCACATTCATCACCGGCATGATGATCCGTTTCCTTCCCCACGCTTCGTAAGCTAGAATTTCAACGGTTTTCCCCCTATGTTCCCTTCCAGCCTGGAGGGCGCCCTGTGGGCCTAGAGATGGACATACCCCGCCTGTCGCCGGAAATGGTGAGCAGGAAGAACCAGGTGCTGCGCTTCATCCAGCTCTATTGGTGCGATTATGGAATCGGCCCTTCGATCAGCGAGATCTGCTCGGTGGATGGCGGGAGATGGAAAACCGCAGGACGCGACGCATACCGGGTGGGGGCTAGCTTAGGGAGAAAATAGGTGAGCAGATCGGGGGATCATGCTGTTGAAAACGGGGATCGGGCGGACAACATCAATCAAAGGGATGATCGCGCCGATAGAATTGGCGGGGGAATAGCAACCGGGCAAAAGGCGGACGCGGCAGAGCACGCCACCAAGCCCCAGCGAAAAATCCTGTCCATCAAAACGCCCCCCCAATGAGGCGGCCGGAAATCATCAGCGACGGCATGGTCGTGGCTTCGCTGATCCTGATCATGCTGGTCGTGGCGGTGAAGCTGCTGTGAGCGGCGGCGGCACCCTTGCCGATATCGGCCCCTGCCTTCCCTGTTGCGGCTGACCGACGAAGATCTGCTTGCACTTCACCGCGTCAAGCGCGGCCTGGCTATCGCGCCCCGATCGCGCGCGGAGCTGATCAACAAGAATCTGATCCGCACCTTGCTGGGCGGCGACATCCTTACCGCGCAGGGCGAGGCCATCCTCGCGCGGTCACGCTATTTCGAGCGTTGAAGGCCGGTACCAGGGCGGCCGGGTCGAACCAGTTCAACAGGAGGATGATCGCGATGGATGACTTCCGACAGAAGGTAACCGATGCGGCGCTGGACGAATTGCGCCGGCAGCTGGGCGACGAAAGCGTGAGCAGTCATGGCACCTCCGTCGAGATCGACGGGAGTTTTCGCATGGTCCGTGTAATCGACGCGATCATTCGCGCGGCCGTCAGCGATCATGCTGCGATCGTCGAGGAGGTCGCCCGCACATTGGGCGGCGAAGATTGGGAGGATCGGACGGATGACGCCGCCGACGCCATTTCAGCCGTGCGAGGACGGATCCTGGAGATGCTGGATCCGCTGCCATGACCGATAGGGCTTTGACCAAGTCGATCGCTGGATTTTAGCCGCCTTCCCCCTTACATTCCCGCCAGCAGGGAGGCGTGGAACATGGAGATCAAGGCGGTCCGCCTGGCGCCGGACATGCCGAGCCGGAAAGATCAGGTCTATCGGTTCCTTTGCGACTATCATGATCGCTACCTTTCCGGCCCGTCGCTCTCCGCGATCGCGGCGGCGTGCCATACCAACAAGGCACGCGTGCAGGACGCGATCCGCAAGCTGGAGCGTGAGCAGCTGGTGCATCGCACGCCCGGCAAGAAGGGCGGCACCATCCCCTCGCGCCATCATGCTGACATGGTGCTGCGAGAGCTGGAAGCGCGCGGCTATATCATAAATCCGCCGGGGACGCCTCTGATCGACCTGGATCAGGACGGCCGCCTGGTCGTCAGCGCAGACACCGTTACGAATGCGAGCCTCCCGCCCGCCCATGCGCGCGCGCATGGTGCCGGCCAATCTGATGAACGGGACGGGCATGACGGGGAATCTGATAAAAGAAGGTCCATATAAGGGGCTAAGCCATGCGGAGATGGGCCGGCGGGCCTGGGCAGGTCGCCATCCCGCGCGGGCGATCGAGGAGCGTGGTTTTCGCAAGGCGCGCGCAGAGCTGCTCGATCGGTGGCATCACAAGAATGCGGGAACGCCCGAAACCCACGAGGCGCATCGCCGGCGCCGTGCCGGGGCGATCGCGCGGCTGCATGCGTCGGGCTATGTGTCCGACGACGAGCTGGCCTGGTCGCAGGAGATCGCGGCGGCCGCCGAGCGGATCATGGCCGACGCCATGGTGCGGACCTGCAGCCTGGAAACACGGGTCGATGTCAGTCGGCATGGCGATGGCGGCGAGGCGATCGGCGCCGTGTGGAGCGAGATGGCCTATTCGCGATGGCGGGAGAAGATGGGCAAGGATGCGGCATTCGTCCTGGACATGGTGGTACATGATGTCGGCCTGGTCCGCGCGGCCGACGCGCACAGCATGACGGCGGCGCGTGGCCGCAAGATGCTGATCGACGCGCTTCACCTGTGGAGGGAGATCTACATGGGCGTGCGGCGCGAAATCACCAAGGCGGATCTGCTGGCCGCGCAGGCCGGGATTTTGTGAAGCTGGAGGATCGGCAGATCTATATCGATGGTGTCCGTGTCGGCACCACGGAAGCGCGGTCCGTGCCGGCAGGAAAAGAGATCCGCATCGAGTTGGAGTTTCGGCCCTATTGGCCCGGGATGTTCCACCTGATGGCGATACTGGCCGACGATCATCCGAAAAAATGATGCCGTTACGAAAACGAGCCTCCCCAAATCGTCACGTAACTGCCAAATCGACCCCGCGTGAACTGCGTCCAGAGCCCGTCGATCCCCCAGGTCGGCGGGCTTTTGCGTCGATGGAGGCCCGCCATGGCCATGACCGATCGGGCTGCCCCCCGCCCCTCGATCCCTGACAGCCTTGAAAATGCCAGCCATGCGCTGGACCGGCTGATCCACGATGCCCGCCTGCCCCACCGCGGCCGCCACGACGATCGTCTGGCTGACCTCGAAGAGCGGGCCCGGGCCATCGCCGCCTCCATCGTCGCCCCCTTCGAGCGGAAGCCGGCGCCGTCTGCGCCGCCGCTCGACCTGCGGACGCAGGGAACGAAGTCCCAAGCCTGGTTCTGAAGGAAACGTCCATGAGCAGCCTCCCCCGCCGGATCGAGATCCGCGGCCTGAAAGCGCGCGGCTATGGTCGCACGCCCTTTCGCATCGTGAAAGATGCGGAGGGCAAGGAACGGCCCGTGCGCGTGGCGCGCGGCGGCCTGATCCTCGGTCCCGAGCCGGAGCTTCAGCCGATCGGCTATCGCTGGCCGCGCATCGCGGATTTGCGCAGGGCAGCCGCGGCGTGAGCACGGTCGACATCGAGGCGCTGGAACGTCTTGCCGAAGGTGATGGCGAAATCCGCGTCACGAAGCGCTGGCTTCGCGGGATCGTCGCCCAGCTGAAGGCGCAGAACGCAGCCCATAATGCAGGTGGTCGCATGCAGGATATCTTTGATCGCATGTATGGGAGCCAGCGCGGGTGACCGACGTTCCTTCCGCCGGCACAGCGAGCGCCCGCCCCGGCGACGGCGCTGTGTCTCCCCCGCCCGGGCGCCGCGAGATCGACAGCAAGATCTATTGGCTCAACGCAGACGGTGGGTTGATCCCCGACGGCGCGGTCAAGTCGGCCGACAAGCTGCAGGACGAGCTGGTCCGCAAGATCATCGGCTTTGCCCTGCCGCTATCCGCTCAGGTCGCCCGCTTCCGCCAGCATTGCTTCGACGATGTCGACGAGTTCGTCGAGTTGCTTGAGCAGGAATATCAGGCCAAGCGCGGCGGATCGAAGGGCAACCTTACCTTCACCAGCTATGACGGCCTGTTCAAGATCGTGGTGGCAGTGTCCGAGGCGATCGCGTTCGGGCCCGAGCTGCAGGTGGCGAAGGGCATCGTCGACGAATGCCTGCGCGAATGGTCGGCCGACAGCGGCGTCGAGATCCGCGCGATCATCAACCGCGCCTTTGCCGTCGACAGCCAGGGCCGAATCAACCGCAACGACCTCATCTCGCTGCTGCGCTTGGACATCACCGACGAGCGGTGGTTGCGTGCGATGCAGGCGATCCGCGACAGCTTCCGCATCGTCGGCTCCAAGCGCTACATCCGCATGTATCAGCGCGCCAATGCACAGGCGCCCTGGACGAGCATCACGATCGACGTGTCGGCGGGATGAGCTTCGTGGTGATGGCCGTCGACCGGCTGAAGCGCGAGCTGGAACGCTCGGCCGAGATGGCCGGATGCACGGTCGACTTCATTGGCGATGGCTCAACACCGGTGAACCATCCGCGCTATGATCTGGTCGACCATGCCCTCTCCATGCAGGTCGAAGGCGCCGCCAATCGCGCCTGGCTCGACACGCTGGACGATGATGCGCTCTATGTCCCGGGCTTCGTCTTAGTCCACCTGGACGTCCACAATATTGAAGCGTCTGGCGATGGCTTGATCGCCGATCTCAGCGTGACGACCGTTCGCGAGGCCTGAGTGCCAACCCAGGCACCCCGCTTTCGCCCGCCTGGTTGGCGCCCACCCGAACCATGGGCGACCAGCAAGGGCAAGAGCAGGCAGCAGCGTGGCTATGACGCTGGTCATGACGCTATCCGCAAGCAGGTGCTGATTGAGGAGCCATGGTGCCGCGAGTGCCTGCGCACCGGCGTCGCGCCGCCCAGGCGGACCGTGATCGCCGACCACATCCGCAACCGCGCTGAAGGCGGCGGCAACGATCGCGACAACTATCAAGGTCTTTGCGACCAACATTCAAAAGCGAAGACCGCGCGCGAATCGGCGCGCGCCCGGCGTCGCAACCGCACCGATTCGGACTGATCGGCGACCTGCAAACCGGTCGCATTCAAGTGAAATCGGACGCAATTCGGCTCGTTTTGGCGCGCCGGCACCCCGGGGGGAGGGTCAAAACTATCCCCTTCAGGCCTCCGGGACCGCGCCTGTGGACATTTTCTTACGCGGTCAAATTCAAAGGGTAAAAAATGGGGGCCTGGGATGGCTAGAGGTGGATCCCGGTCCGGCGCGGGGCGCAAGCGGAAAGACCCAGCGCTGAAAGAAACGCAGGGCACATATCGCGACGATCGCGACGCGAAAGTCAATGAGGACGTGCCGCTAGGTCCGATGATCGCTCCGCTGCATTTGTCGGAAACCGCGTGCGCGTTCTTCGCGGCGATCGCCGGCATCCTGGAGCAGCAGAAGCGATCCAGTCCGCATTATGCAGAGCATGTCGGCTTGCTCGCCGTTCGGCTTGAGCAGATCGCGATGTACGACGCGGTGCTGAAGATCGAGGGCGCGACTTATCGCAGCGAGAAACTGGTCAACGGGCTGGTCCAGGTGATGATCAAGGCCCACCCGGCTGCCGCGATGCTGTCGGAGGCACTGCGCCATGCGCAGTCGCTGCTGGGAGATCTTATGCTAAACCCATCCGCCGCCCTGAAAATTGCCAGCGGGCATAAGCAGGAAGCCGGCGACTTCGACGATTTCTAGCGTGTGGACGGTCGAGACTATGCGGCGATCGCGCGCAAATATGCGAGCGACGTCTGCAACGGCAAGATTCCAGCCGGGCTGCAGATCCGGCTCCAGTGCCGACGGTTCCTGGATGAGCTGAAGCTCAGCCGTTCGCGGTTGGCGAAGTTTCCCTATATCTTCGACGAGGATGCCGCGGGCCGGCCCTGCCGCTTCATCGAAAAGCTGCCCCACTCCAAGGGGAAATGGGCGCGGTCGAAAGAGCGGCTGGTCCTTCAGCCGTGGCAGATCTGGATCATCTGCGTCACCTTCGGGTGGCTGCATAAGGCCGGGCCGCGCAAGAATCTGCGCCGGTTCCGTCGCCTGTTCCTGGTGGTGCCGCGCAAGAACGGCAAGTCAGCGATCGCCGCCGGCATCGGCCTGTACATGCTCTGCGCCGACAATGAGTTCGGCGCCGAGGTCTATTCGGGCGCCACCAATGAAAAGCAGGCCTGGGAGGTCTTCAAGCCCGCTCGCCTGATGGTGGAGCGGACGCCGGCGCTGAAGAACCGTTTCGGCATCGAGATCACGGCCAAGGCGATCAGCCGGATCCAGGATGGATCAAAGTTCGAAACGATCATCGGGGATCCGGGCGATGGGCAGTCGCCCAGCTGCTCGATCCACGACGAATATCATGAGCATGCCGATGACGGCCAGGTCGACACCATGGTCACCGGCATGGGCGCGCGGGACCAACCGCTGCAGCTGCTCATCACCACCGCCGGCGATAATCTTGCCGGTCCCTGTTATGCGTTGATCCAGGAGGAACGGAAAAAGCTCGCCGGCATCGGCCATAATGGCGGGCCGCCGCTGGACGACGAGACCCTGTTCGTCGAATATTCGATCGACGAGGGCGACGACTGGAAGTCGGAGCTGGCGCTTCGGAAAGCCAATCCGAACGCGGATGTATCGGTGTCGCTGGACTTTCTGCGGGCCCGGCAGCGCGACGCGATCGCGACGCCCCGCAAGGCTGGTGTCTTCAAGACGAAGCATCTCAACCTGTGGGTGTCGGCCAAGGCTGCCTATTTCGACGTTGAAGCATGGCGCAAATGCAAAGACCCGGAAATTCCGGAAAATCCGCGCGAGGCGCTGGCGTTGGAATGGTTGCGCGGCCGGCGCGTCATCCTCGGGCTGGATCTAGCTTCCAAGGTCGATATCGCTGCGCTGGAATATCTGTTTCTGCCGATCGGCGAGGTGGCGACGAAAGAAGATCCCTATATCCGGATCGGTCGGTATTTTCTGCCGAGCGACACAGTCGCAGAAGTCCCGGCCTATCAGGGCTGGGACGCGCAGGATTTGCTGGACGTCACCAGCGGCAATATTGTCGACTATGACGAGATCGAGGCCGCCATCGAAGAGGCCATCGAGCTCTTCCAGGTCGAATTCGTACCCTATGATCCGTTTCAGGCAACGCAGCTATCGACGCGCATGGCCAAGAAGGGCGTGCCGGTCGTCGAATATCGGCCCACCGTGCTCAATTTCAGTGAGCCCATGAAGCAGCTGGATGCCGCAATGCGAGCCCGGCTGATCATTCATGGCGGCGACCCGGTGATGGAGTGGGAAATCTCCAACGTCGTCGGCACCCCCGATAAGAAAGACAATGTCTACCCCAACAAGCCAGAGGGGCAGGCGCATCTGAAAATCGACAATCCCGTCGCGCTGATGAGCGCGATCGGCACCCATATGGGCGAGGAGAAAGAAGAAGTGCCAGCCTCTCCCTGGGATGATCCCAATTACAGCATGGTGTCCAGTTGAGGATCGCCTTCGAATTCCAGCGCGGTGGCGCCGAGCAACGCTCGCTTAACCCACTGGAAAACCCCATGGTCTCGACTGGATCATCGACCGAGGACCTGCTCGCCTTCTTCGGCCTGATAGGCAACGATGCGCAGCTGCCCCATGTGACGATCGAAACTGCGCTGGAAGTGCCCGCTGTATGGTGCGCAGTCAATTTCCTGTCGAAGCTAAACGCGAGCCTTCCTCTTCACCTGTTCAAGAAGGGGGCCGATGGGGCGGATGTGCGGGTCGACGGCGATCTGCAGATGCTGCTCAACGAAGCGCCCAATCCCGAATGGACCAGCCAGGGCTGGCGAGAATATATGTGGACGCAGGTGTTCACCGGTGGCCGTGGTTGCACTTGGATCGAGCGAAAAGGCAGCAAGGTCGTTGCGCTTTGGCCGATGGATCCCAATCACACGACTGTGCGTCGGCGCAACGGACGTAAATTCTACCGGTTCGACAATAAAGAGTATCCCGCGGCCGATGTTATCGACGTGCCGTTCCTGCTGAAAAGCAATCAACTCGACGCCTATAGTCCGATCTATAAAAACAAGCGGTCGATCGGCCTGATGCTGGCTATGAATGACTATGCGGGATCGTTCTTCGCTGGCGGCGGCGTACCTCCGCTATCGCTCGAAGGCCCGCTGCCACAGGGCGCCGAAGCCTTCAAGCGAGCGCAGGCGGACATCCAGCGCGCTATCGATCTCGCAAAAAAGAGCGGCTCGCCGTTTTTCGGCATGCCACCAGGCCATAAGCTCAACCCCATCGGCACCGATCCGGCCAAGGGCCAGACAGTCGAGGGGCGCCAGTTCCAGATCGGCGAGACGTCGCGCATCTATCAATTGCCGCCCGTGTTCCTCCATGATCTGACGAAGGGCACGTTTAACAATACCGAACAGCAGGATCTGCAGCTCGCCAAGCACGTCGTCATCCATCACGTCGGCAAGTTCGAACAGGAATTGAACCTGAAGCTGTTCGGCCAACGCGGCCGCTCGCGTCACGTTTCGCATAATGTCGATGGCCTGCAGCGCGGCGCCTTCAAGGATCGTATCGAAGGCCTCGCTCGCGCGATCCAGACTGCGCAGATGACCCCGGACGAGGCCCGCGCTCTCGAAAACCGTCCGGCAGATCCCAGCGGCCACGGCAAGAAGCTTTATATCCAGGGCGCGACTGTGCCGCTGGGTACCCAACCGGTGCTGAAGGCACCGAAATCCGAAGATGGGAATAGCGAAGATGCCGGCACCCAAGCCGAATCCTGAAGGCCGCGAAGTCCGAGCTTTCACGCCGGGTCTCGAAATCCGCGCCGCGACCGAGGGCGAAGGCCGAAGCGCCAGCGGCTATGCCGCGCTGTTCAACGTCGAAACCGATATCGGCGGCTATTGGAAGGAGACGATCGCACCGGGCGCCTTCAGCAAATCGCTTCGGGAACGTGATGTCGTCGCCTTGCACAGTCATGACCATGGCCGCGTGGTCGGCCGGACCGGGGCCGGTACTCTTTCCCTGCGGGAAGATGCCACCGGCTTGGCATTCGCCAACGACCTGCCCGACACAAGCGACGGCCGCGACCTTGCCGTCCAGATCGAACGAAAAGACATTCCCGGAATGTCGTTCGGCTTCATCACCCGGAAACAGGAATGGGACGAAACGGTCGATCCGCCCAAGCGCACAATCCTCGAAGCGGACCTCTTCGAGATCACCTACACCGCCTTCCCCGCTTATCCGGACACAAGCGTCGGCTTGCGTTCCCTTGAGATGATCCGGGAGGAGCGCGACCGTGTTCTGCCCAGCGCCAACGTCGCTGCCCGCCGGGCACGGCAGGCTCAGATCGAGCGGCGCATCCGATAACCATCCCGGCTTAGCCGGTCCGGCAGGAGCCTCCCGCTTCCCGCCCCTCCGCCCGCCCATGGCGGGCTTTTTCATGTCCAGGAGATTGACATGCCCACTTTGACCGAACTGCAGGAGAAGCGGGGCCAGCTGGTAACCCAGGCCCGCGATGCCCTGAATGAGATCACGAACAACACTGACGAGAGCCGCACGGCCGAGCTCGAGCAGCGCCACGACAATTTCATGTCGGACCTGGACAAGCTGGACGCGTCGATCGCGCGCGAAGAGCGCCAGGCCAAGGTCGAGCGCGAAGACGAAGAGCGTCGCGCCCGCCAGCGCCCGCTCAATCCCGATGGCGAAGAGCGCTCTGGCGGTCGCGGCGAGCCGGGCGATCAGCAGGCTGAATATCGCGACGCCTTCTACGCCTGCCTGCGCGATGGCGGGAACGTACAGGATTTGACCAAGGAGCAGCGCGATCTGCTGCGCCGTGGCCATCAGGAAGTGCGCGTCCAGATCGCCGGCACCGCCGCCGCCGGCGGCTACACCGTCCCCAAGGAACTGGCGAATGAGATCGTCAAGACCATGAAGGATTGGGGTCCGATGTACGATGGCGCCATCGTGCGCGACATCACCACCGGTTCGGGCAACGAATTCGACATTCCGACCAATGACGATACCAGCGGGTCCGCGTCGGGCCTAAACGAAGGCGCCGACCTGACCGACGATGACAGCGGCGACCTGACGTTCGGACAGAAGCGCCTCGACGCTTATGTCGATGCCACCCCGTGGGTGAAGCTGAGCTTCGAGCTGCTGCAGGACTCCGTCTTCAATCTGGAAGAGTTCCTCGCGGAGGCGCTGGGCGAACGTCTTGGCCGCCGGGCCAACTCGCGGCTCACCACCGGTTCGGGCGCGGGTCAGGCCAACGGCGTCGTCACGGCCAGTACGCAGGGCAAGGTCGCCGCCAGCGCCACCGCTATCGCGTCGGACGAACTGCTCGATCTCCAGCATTCGGTTCGCGCGCCATATCGCCGTAGCCCGAAGTGCCGGTGGATGTTTGCCGACGGCACGCTGCTGGCGATCCGCAAGCTGAAAGATGGCGAAGGCAACTATCTCTGGACCATGGGCGACATTCGCGTTGGTGCGCCGGCAATGCTGCTCGATCACCCCTATTCGATCAATGACGACGTCCCGGCCATGGCCGCCAGCGCGAAGTCCGTCCTGTTCGGCGATTTCAGCCGCTACTGGGTCCGCAAGGTGGGCGCGCCGCTGATCGGCACCGTGCGTGAGCGCTTCTGGCCCAAGGTCGGCATGGCCGGGCTGATCCGTTACGATGGCGAGCTGGTCGACCCGATCGCGATCAAGCATCTGGCTCAAGCCGCCGCTTAATCCCACGGGATGCATATGAACGGCGGGGCGGCGCATAGTCGCCCCGCCGCTTTGCATAAGGAAATCCTTATATGGCCAAAAAACCCAGCGGTGCTCGCCGCCCACCGGTTGCAGCGCCAACGCCCGCGCCTGTCATTTCTACACCTAGCGAGGCGCAGGCGGAGCACACAAGTCCGCCGATGGTTGATGCGCCGCCCATCGCTGGAGATAGTGCGACCGTTGCGCCGATCGAAACCGGGCCGCTGCGCTGGCTTCAGATGGAAACCGGGCTCTCGGGTCCACATTTCTGCCTGAGCCGCGGTGACAAGCACCCCTTCAGCGACATTCCGGCGGCCGATGGCGGCCCGTCCGAAGCTCAGCGTCTGATCGATGCCGGCTTCGGTGCCGAATGCGATCCGCCGACGGAAGCCTGATCCATGCTGAGCGCGCCGATCGTCATTGAGCCAGCAACAGGCAATATCATTGACCTGGCCGCTATGAAGCTGTTCCTGCGGATCGATGGCAGCGCGCTGGACGATGAGATCAGCATGCACGTCCAGGCCGCCGTCGCCGACGTCGAACAAATGACATCGACGCGCATAGGCGACCAGGTGGTGGAGATCCGTGCCGATCGCTTTGCTGATCTCGGTCACCTTTCCGTCGGCCCAGTGCAGGATATCGTCCAGATCCGGTACCAGGATGTGTCGGGCGTTGAGACCAATCTGGCACCGGATGCCTACGAACTGTTCGGGGCTGGCCTTGAGATGGGTATCCGGCCCAGCCAGGGCAATGTCTGGCCGTCGACGCGGCCGGTGGCTGGTCCGATCGCTGTGCAACTGCAGGTCGGCTATGGCAATGCGCTGCCGGCCAACATCTCCATGGCCATCAAGATGGCTGTTCGGTCGCGTTTCGACGGAACGCCGTTCGACTTGTTCGGAGCAACCGTCAATGATCGGATCTGGCTTTGATCCGCCAACCAAAACGGCTGCGTGCCACGGCCCGTCCCTATCGCATTGCGATCGAGCAGCGCGGGACCGGTAAGGATGGATTTGGCCAGCCCAGTTCAGAGATCTGGAGCGAGGTTGGCCGCGCCTGGGCCGCAGTGAATTTCGGCTCCGGTTCCGAGCAGCGTGAAGCCGCGCAGGTCGGCGGCGCACAGACCGCCACATTCGATATTCGGCGGGAGGCATTGCCCGCGGGTAGCGTCCGCTTTCGGATTCGCTATCCGTTAAACGAAGCCGATCCCACGAAGTCGCCGATTTGGGACATCCATGCCATAGGCGATATCGAGCCGGATGGCTTGGCCCTCACCGCCACGCGGGTTGCCGCATGAGTGGTGGAACGTTCGATATTCAGGGGCTAGACGCCCTGCTGGACACGCTCAATGCGTTGCCCGAACAGATGGGCAAAAACGCCATGGAGCGCGCCGGCAAGCGTGGCCTGGTGCCGTTCCTGACCACGGTCAAGGATATTGCGCCTACCGATGATCCATCCGCCACGCCCGATCGGCCGGCCTATGCCTATCGTGACAGTTTCCTGATCAGCACGAAGTTGAACGAAAGGCAGGCGAAGCGCACGCGGCGGGCGGGCAAGAATTATGCTGAGGTCTATGCTGGCACCAACGATCCGGTCGGCACCTGGCTTGAGTTCGGTTTCATGCATCGCCGCGGCGACAGCCTTAGCTGGGTCCCGCCGCAACCCCATGTGTCAGTGGCGTGGAATGTCAGCGCCGGCGACGTGCTGGGCGAGGTGACGATCGCACTGGCCGAAGAGCTGGACAATGCGCTGACGCGCGTGGTGCGCCGGTCATGACTTTCGAAGAGGCGCTGGTCACCCGCACGGAGGCTGCCCCCTTTTCTCCGCAGCTCGCGGCGTATGAAGGGGGCAGCGCGATCCATTGGGGCGACCGGCCGGAGGGCGCAGGCCTGCCGGCGATTGTCTTCACCATGATCGATTTTGGCGGCGACTATACACATGGTGGCCGCGATGCGCTGCGCATCAGCCAGATCCAGGCCGACGTCATGGCCGAGAGCTATGCCGCGGCCCGCGCGATCGCCGATGACCTGGGCTTGCTGCTGGAAGGCACTGCATCCGTCGGCGGCATCAGCTTCAGCCATGGCTTCATCGATATCGAGCGGGACATTCCCGCCATCGATGTCGGCGGAGCACCAACTATTTTCGGGCGCACGCTGCGCCTATCCATCTACCACAAGGAGTAAGGTCCATGTCGAACCCGAATTTCGGCGTAGAATTCTTCTTCACCGACGTGGCCGGCGAAGAGTTTGAAATCCCCGAGGTGCTGTCGGTGACGCCCAGCAGCCCGACCCGGCCCACCTATCAGGACTCGCATCACAAGACCGAGGGCGCCCATACCTACAAGGGCGAGGTCCTGCTTGAGCCGGGTACCCTGACGGTGCGGATCAACTATCTCTCCGGATCCGACGCAGATACCAAGCTGCTGGCGATGCTGGCGGTACTGGATCCCAAACCCTATCGGTCGGTCCATAATGGCGCAGCCGGCGCCAAGCGCCAAGTCGCCGGCAATGCCATCCTGACCGGCTATGTCGCGCAGGACATGCCGCTCACCGGCAAACAGGAAGCGGTGTTGAACTTCCAGGCGAGCGGCATGGCAGCCCATTCCGCGAAGGCCGCCTGATGAATCCGCTGCGCGGTGAAGCGCCACTCATCCTGGGCAAGGGCGAGGCGGCCATCAGGCTGACGCTGAAAATGGGCGTCAATGCGCTGTGCGCTGCCGAGCCGATGCTAGGGAAGAAATCACGGGCGATCCTAGATGATCTGGAGGACCCCCACTCAGGTCCGGCACTGGACACGATCCGCGTTCTGATCTGGGCGGGGCTCCGGAAACATCACCCGGATTATCATCTCTATCAGGTCGGCGAGCTGATCGAGGAATATGGGCCCGCTATTTTCAACGTGGCAATCCTTGCTGGCCTGGCCAGCGCATTCGGGACGGCGGAGGAGAGGAAGCCACCAAACCCTACGGATGCGAAGGTCAAGACGAAGGCCAAGCAGAAGAAGACTGGGACTGGCTGAAGCTCCACCAACGCTGGTGCGAGGCTGGTTTCGACCCCGATAGCTATTGGGACCAGACACCTCGAACCTTGCGCAGCGCACTTGCGGGTCACGGCGAGCGAGTGAAGCGCGAACAGCTGATGCTGTTGGAGATCAGCTGGCATAATGCGCGGTGGTCAGCCTTCAGTGAGAAGCTGGATTCGCTCGGCGACGTGCTGCGTCAAGCCAGGGGTGAGGAGGAAGATCCTGAGATCGCCTGGCACCGTATGAAAGCCTTTGCGGCCACATATGGTCAGGTTGTCACCGAGACCTAGTCTCGGCCGACCAGAAAGTCCTTCACCCGCGCAGCGACTGAATCGGAATCTCCCGTCTTCTCTTCCGTCCGTTCTGCCCGCTTAAGAAACCGGGTCATTTCAGCGCGCTGAGCCATTGACGCGATGAAATATGGAATTGCCGCGATCCCGATGCCCACTGCCGCCTGAGCGGCCGTCTGTGGCGCGCTGTAACTTGGCGCCAGACTGCCCAGCACCAGGAAGCCGCCAACCAGTGCGGCCAGAAATGCGACAACTTGCCAGATCGCGCTCATAAAATCCCCCGCTTGCCTTAAGGAGTTCCTGTGACGAAAGACGTTATAGGCGCTCTTCGCGTCACGCTAGGCTTCGATACTTCGCAGTTCGAGCATGGATCTACGCGCGCCACCACCAAGATCAAGAATGACGCAGCGATCATCAAGAAGGAAGTCGGCGGTGTTCGTGCAGCGATCGGGGATCTGGCAACAGCCTTTATCGGTGTGGAAGCGGTGCAGGCCACGAAACGCGCGCTCGACTATGCCGGCTCCCTTAAAGGCATCGCCAGCGAGGCTGGTGTCAGCCGCCGCGAATTGCAAGAATATCGCTATGTGGCGAGCCAGGCCGACCTTACCCAGAAGGAGATGGATGACAGCCTGAAGAAGCTGACAAAGACCATCGGGGAAGCGAAAGCCGGCACGAAGGAGCAGGCGACGGTCTTCCGCGACCTTGGCGTAGCTGTGCAGGACGTTAACGGCCGGGTCTATTCGGCAGGGGAAGTTTTGCCGAAGCTGGCCGACGCGATCGCCAAGATCAAGGACCCCGCCACTCGGGCACGGATCGAGATGAAGCTGTTCGGTGACACGGGCCAAAAGCTTGACGGACTTCTGACGCAAGGCAGCCGGGGAATAGAGACGATGCGCCAGCGCGCGCGCGATCTCGGGCTGGTGCTATCGGACGAGCTGGCGGATGGCGCGTCCGAGGCCAATGATCGGCTGGCCGAGATCAAGCTGACGCTCGACACCCGCTTTGCTGAAGCTGTAGCCAAAAATGCCGGCGCGATCCTAGGCATGGCAAATGCGCTTGCGACACTGACGTCGAAGGCTCTCGAATATATCGACGAATATCCTCGCCTCTCAGCAGCACTCACCGGTATCACCCTCGGATCCCGGTTTGGCATTCCCGGCGCCCTCGTGGGTGGCATCGGCGGTGCAATCGGTGGCGACTATATGGCGCGCAGTAAAGCTGACGCGAACATGGATCTTCAGTTTCGGATGAAGGCCCTGAGGTCAGCCAAAACTGAGATGGAAGAGAGACAGAAGGCAGGAGCTGACAACTCCCTGATTTCCTTCCGTCATACAGGCGATAGCAACATTCAGGGCGGCACTCTAGAAACTGCAACCGCTGAAGTACAGCGTCAGACCAGCCTCCTGTGGCAAGCCATTTCCTACAGCAATGGCAAAGCCGGTCCTGCCACATCAGTTGCGCCCGATGGAGCGCTGCCCGTCCCCAATCCTGGCCGCACCCGAAAGGGGCCGAAGGATCGGACCGAAGAATTGAACGAGCGGTATCAGCGCGAGCTGGCACGGCTCTACGACGACCAGCTCGGCCTGCAGCAGGATCTGACGTCGGATATGCGCCACCAGGCGCAGATCGAGCATGAACGAATCGATCGCGCGCAGCACGCCTATAACGCAGACGTCGACAGCCGTGTGAAGCAGGGTGAACTGACCGACGCCCAGGCAAAGCAGCTGAAGCTGGCCAACGACCGTAACACCGAACTGGAGCATAGCCGGGTCAACTGGAAGCTGGACGATGCGCTGCTGGCGGAGGAAACCCGCACGGCGCAGGACAGCCTGGCGCGCGAACAGGAGATGCTGCAGATCCGCGCGTCGCTCGCCACGACGGCCGTCGAGCGGCGGGCCACGCAGCTGGCTCTGCTCGACAATGAGCTGGAGAGCATGCGCCTGTCGGCCGAGGAGGTGCTGGCGCGCCATGACAGCACCGAGGCTGAAAAGAAGCTGGCCCAGGCGAAGCTGGACCAACTCGGAGCTCTGCGCGAAAGCAGCACGCTGCAGATCAACCGCCAGACCATGGGTCCGCTCGAGAGCTATTTCGACAGCATTCCGGACACGGCGGCCGAGGTTAACGAGGCCTATGAGAATATTGCCGCCAACGGGATCCAGAACATGGTCGATGGCCTGGGCGATGCTGCGGCGAACACGCTCAAACTGAAGGGTCTGGCGGGCCAGCTTTTCAATCAGTTGATCTCGGACCTCATCAAGTTCCAGGCGCAGCAGGCGGTGGGCGGCGGAAGCGGGGGCGGCCTGCTCGGTGGCATCTTCAAACTTGGCAGCCGGTTACTCGGTGGCGGCAGTTCGCTCTCCGGATCGATCGACACCGCTTATGCGAACGTCAACAGCATGGCCGCCGACGTCGCCACGCGAAACGCGTCAGGCGCATTCAGCTTTGCGGGTGGCGGCGACATGACCGTCCTGGGCCGCCAGGGCATCGATCGTAACGTGCTATCGCTCAACGGTCTGCCGATTGCTAATGTCAGCTATGGCGAACGCCTATCGATCGCGAATGACAATGGTGGTGGAAGCTACCGTAGTGGCATCGCCCAGATCGTCCCGTCGCCCTATTTCGATGTCGTGGTCGATGGCCGCGCCGCCATGGTCGCCGATCCGATCAGCCGCCAGAACGCCGCCGGCGCCGTCTCCGACAGCAACCGCCGCCGCGATCGGCGTGCGTCGCGTCGCATGGGCCGCCGCTGATGACCTTCGACCCTGTCGATCTGCGCGACATCAGGGTGCAGCTGGCCGAGCCTGGCATGCCCGACCCCGGTGTCCTGCAGCAGCCGGTGATGGGCGGCTTCACCAACCGGATCGGCCGTCTGGGCGGCGGCCATACGGCCAAGTTCACCCTGCCGCCCGAGCGGATGGAACCTGACGGGCGCAAGCTGGTGGCCCAGGCGCAGATGGCCAAGGAATATGGCGCGCTGTTCGAATATTCGCAGGTGGATTTCGATGTCGGCGCGCCGATGCGCGCTGACGGTACGCCGATCACGATCGTGGGCGCCCATGCCGGTGGCCGCACGGTTCAGATCACCGACGCCTCTCCGGGCTATGCGGTGAAGCTGGGCCAGGCGTTCAACATCGAACGTGGGGGCCACCCCTATCTCTATTTCGCCGGGGCGGAGACGATCCTGGACGACAATGGCGCGGGACTGCTGACACTGACCCGCCCGCTGCGGCGAAAGCTGCTGGGCGGCGAGCCGGTGGAAATCCGCCGCCCGGTCATCGCCGGCTGGATCGTGGGCGACAATTTCTCATGGCCGATCGACATGCGGCGGACGGTGGGCCTGGTGTTTGACGTGTTGGAGCGGGCCTGATGACCATCCTCTCCCCCGCGCTCGACGCCGCGTTCGCCGGCGCGCGCGTCACGATGTTCGGTGCGCTGCGGATGCAGTTGCCCGAGGGCCTGGACGTGCGCCTGCTCGACGGGTCGGCAGAGATCGAGATCGACGGGCAGGACTATTATGGACATGTCGACGGCTTCGGCTCGTGGGCGTCGATCGACGAAATCGAGGATGGCTTTGGCGATGAGGCGCCCGGCACGTCGGTCACCATCCTTCCCGAGGATGACGACGCCGCCGCGCTGATGTCAGACCCCGACAATCAGGGGTCTGTCGTGACCGTCATGGTCGGCGCGCGCGACGATGCGACCGGCCTGTCGATCGGCGAACCGCATGTGCTGATCCGGGGCATAATCGACGTCCCGGTCCACGCATTCGGCCTGCGCAAATGCTCGGTCGATTTCGATATCGTGAGCGAGATGGATTATCTGATGCTCAACGATGAGGACCGGGTGATGTCGAGCAACTTTCACCGGCGCGTCTGGCCCGATGAAGAGGGCATGGACCATGTCACCGGCGTCACCGAGAACAGCTATTGGGGACAGAACCCGCCCACCGGCGGCGTGGAGAAGGTGACTGGCTGGAAGGCCGTGCGCCAGGCGATCGACACCAACCGACAGGCCAGCTTTTAAGCCATGGACATAGCCAAGCGGCGCAACGCCACCCTGCAGACCGTCAACCGGTTCGCGGGGCAACCCCTCGTGATCGGCTCGACCGACTGCGGCAAGATGGTGATCAGCCATCTGCGTGCCATGGGCCACCGCCCACGCATCGGCGAGGGCGGGACGTGGAAGAGCGCACTTGGCCTGCAGCGCTTCCTGCGCCGGCACGGCGGCAGCGGCGCGGCCTGCCTGGACGACTGGCTGCCGGGCCGCCGCATCACGCCCGCCATGCGGATCATCGGCGATATCGTCGAACTGCCGGGTGAACCGCCCTTTGGGTGCTTCGGCATCTGCATCAACAACGGCCGCATCCTGTGCTGGCTGGAGGATCTGGAGGGCGCCGCGATCGTGCAGCCCCTGCAGCTGCTCGCGGCCTGGAGGACCTGACCCATGGCCAAGGCGCTCAGGATCGCGGCGTTTGCCGTCGCCATCGCCGCCGCGATCCCGACCGGGGGCGGTTCGACCTTGCTGGCGGGCGCGCTGGGCGTCTCGGCCGCCACCGCATCGGCCTTCGCCACGGCGGTCGCGCTGGAAGCCAGCATCGTCGGTGCCATGACGGCGAAGAAGCCGAGCGTCGGCGGGGTGCAGACGACCTGGACCGCCGATCCGGATTCTCCGATCCCGATCCTGTTCGGCCGCACGCTCGCCAGCGGCGACATCCGCTATCGCAAACAGCATGGCCGCGACAACGCCTATGACACGATCGTCAGCGTCCTGTCGGGCTGCGGGCCGGTCCATGCGATCACCCAGACCTATATAGACAAGGAGCCGATCAGCTTTTCGGGCGGGCTGTTTGGTCACTATACCATCGGTGGTCAGCCGCGCATCTGGCAGGACATCCAGTATGGCGCCTGCCCCGAGGCTATGGCGCTGTCCAACGGGGTAGGCACGCCGCCGGGCTGGGGCAGCGGCTCGAAGCTGTCGGGCTATGCCGCCGTGATGAACAGCCTGCTGTTTGACGGCAAGGGTGACGAGACGCTGACCAGCACACCCCAGCTCAACTGGCTGGGCGAATGGGTGCTTTGCTATGATCCGCGCCAGGACAGCACGTTTCCGGGTGGTGATGGCCCCTGCCGCTGGGATGACCAGACGACATGGGTCTATAGCGAGAATGGCTGGATACAGGCGCTGACCTTTGCGCTGGGCTGGCATCAGGGGCCCAGCAATATCCGCGTCGGCGGCGCTGGGCTCAGCATCGATGCGATCGATGTCGCGGCCTATGTCGAAGCCGCCAATATCGCGGACGCCAATGGCTGGAAGTCGGGCGGCCGGGTCACCACGGCCGATGACAAGTGGGAGGTGATGAAGGCGCTGGCGCAGGCGGGCGGCGGCGAGCCGATCCGGCATGGCGCGATCCTGTCCTGCTACGTCAATACGCCGCGCGTCCCGATCGCCACCATCTACGAAGATGATCTGGTCGGCGAGGGATCGAGCTCGACCTGTCAGACGATGCGGGACCGGCCCAACGGCATCACGCCCAAATATACCAGCGAGGATCATTTCTGGGAGCAGGTGCCGGCGGGGACGGTGCAGAATGCCGCCTATCTGGCCAAGGACGGGCGCGAGCGGACCAAGGCCGTTACCTATCCCATGGTCCAGTGCAAGGCGGGAGAGACGCCGGACCAGGCGGCGCAGCTTGCCGCCTATGACATTGCCAATGCGCGCGAGGCCAGTCCCATCGTCCTGCCGCTCAAGCTGCGCTGGATCGGCTTCCGTCCGGGCGACTGCCTGCACATCGACGAAGGGGCCAAGTCCTTCGGCTGGATCGCGGGCAAGGATGTGATCATCATCAAGCGCGCGCTCGATCCCACCACCGCGACCGTCACCCTGACGCTGCGCACCGAGGATCCTGACAAGCATCCATGGGCGCTGTCACAGGTCGGCGTGCCCGCGCCGGTGACCGACAGCACATCAACGCCGGCGATGGACACGCCGGAGGAGAGCAGCTGGGCCGCGAGCGCCGGGACGGGCGATGTCCCCTCGATCGTGATCGCGGGCGCGTGCGAATCTCCCAGCGCCACCTCGATCGACTTTGCCTATCGTCTTGCACCTGACCCTGACCCTGAACCTGAACCTGATCCCGACCTTGACGCGATCGCATGGGCGGACCAGTTCACCGCCGGCGCGGACAGCACCGGCAAGGAATTTACCGGCCTGGCGTCGGGCGGCAGCTATCAGGTGGGTGTGCGCTACCGATCGGCATTCGGGCTTAGCGACTGGCTGATCCTCGGACCGGTCACGGTCGGCACGCTGACCGCTGCATCGGCGGCGACGGCCGCCACGGCGACCAACGCCGGCAACGCCACTCAGTTGGGCGGCACATATACTGCTGCCGACATCGCCACCATCCTCGCGCGGCTCGACGCGGCCGATATCCCTTAATCCGGAGCAATCATGCAACAACTCGACCTGGTGGCGACACGCGGTACCGCGTGGCAGCCGACGATCGACCTTGCCTTCAAGGGGAGTTTCCCCGCCGGCGCGATCTGTCGGATCCAGTGGCGGCTCTATGAGGGCCACACCGGAACGCCCTGCCTCGATATCCCGGCCTGCGAATATCAGGATATCGCCCCGACCGCCGAAGATCTCGCCCTTGGCGTCGCCCGGCCCGGCGACCGGATTTTGCGACTGAAGCCCCATGTCGTCGTGCCCCCGGGCATGCCCACGGGCCTCAACCAGCCCGAGGCAGGCGAGGCCGATCGCTATGTCTGGGACCTGATGGTCATTGTGGATGACGTGGTCCTCGATCGGCCGGTGGGTGGATATGTTTTCGTGAACTATGGAGCTGGCCGCAATGACGTTTAATGTCTATCGGGCGCGCCTGCGCGGCATGCCTGGCCCCGGCCTGAGCGAAGAGCAGCAGGCCGCTGTCGACCGCACGGCGCGCGCGGCGATCTCGGTCGACACCTTCGTCGAGCGCAACGCCATCACCGCCCCGCCCTATGGCCTGTGGGTCTATGTCGTGGAGGGCGCGCGCTGGTATGTCTGGACCGAGGATGGCCTGCCCGTCGATCCGGAGGAGCCGGAAGGCGCGCGGGTGGACGGCTGGGTCGGCCAGCGCACCGACGCGGAGCTTCAGGCGACGCTCGACGGCGCATTCGGCGCGATCAACCTCAATCTTGGCAACATCAACACCGAACTGGTGAAACGCCAGGCGACACTCGACACGTTCGCGCAGCTGGGCGCGATCACCGGCGAATATCTCTATTATGGCCGCCATGTCTTCGTCGTGGAGGGCGGGCGCTGGTATAGCTGGACCAAGGATGGCAACGGCCCCGGCATCGACGCGTGGAAGGCCTATCAGAGCCGCGAGGAGCAGGACAATAATGTCCTCGCCAGCGAGGCGCGGGACGCGGCCCTGTCCGACCGGATCGACGCGATCCAGCCCGCCGAGATCACCAGCTTCGCCTCCACCCCGACCAATGGCGAACTGGGCGCCACCACCTCGTCGCTGGCGCTGGCCTGGTCGATCCTGACCGAGGACGGCGCACCGCTGGCCCAGAAGATCAGCTGGGGCGGGAATATCGTCCATCTCGACGGCAGCGCCCGCGCGCTCACTATCCCCCCGCCCGCATGGGCCGCGCAGACGCAGGCGCTGGTGATCGGCGATAGCCTGTCGTCGCCGGGCTATTCGGATCTGCTGGCCACCGCGACCGGCCTGACCGTCACCCGCGTCGCGCTGGGCGCGCAGACCAGCTACAAGCAGGCGCTGCGGGTCGGCGCGCAGCCGCTCTATGTCACCCTTTCGGGCAACACGCTGCCGGCGAGCGGGGCCGAGGCGACCGTCGATCTGCTCAACGGCGCCGCGCCCAATGTCGCCAATCCCGCGTCGCTGCTGACCACGGCCGATGGTGATCCGTCCGCGCTCTACCAGATCACCGGCACCATCAACGGCGTGGCGGTGACGATGCTCCACCGGCCCGCGACCGCACCCAATGTCTACAAGATGACGCAGGCGGGCGGTGCCCCGGTGACCGTGCCGGCGGGATCGCTGTTCGTGCCCGACTGGTCGGCGGCGATGCAGAGCCATGAGCTATGGATTTGCGTCGGCCGCAACAATGTGACCGACCCGGCGCGGATCAGGGCTGACATCACCGCCATGATCCGCATGGCGCGTGGGCAGCGCATCCTGTTGTTCGGGATCATCAATGCACCGGATGAGCCGACCGGATCGGCCAATCTCGCCACCATCAAGGGTCTTAACGACTGGATGCGCGCGACCTGGCCGCAATATTATGCGGTCGACGGCAGTGGCCGCGATCTGCGCCAGGTGCTGCTAGCGAGCGGCGGGACCAGTGGCAACGATCTCATCGACCGCAACAATGAAGTGATCCCGCGCAGCCTGCGCGTGGCTGCCGATGATCTGCACCTCAATTCCACCGGCTATGGCATCTGGTCAGCGCTGGCCCAGACGTTCCGGTCCGCGCAGGCAGCGCCCGCCACCAGCATCGCGGACGGCACGATCATCACCCTCAATGCAAACGGCCGGCTGCGCAAGCTGACCTTTACCAAGCTGCCACGTCGCTTCTGGGGCGTCAGTGCCAACGCCGCGCTGACCGGGGCGCAGGTGATCGCGCTGGCGGGCAGCGAGCTATCGGCCGGGCGGGCCAAGGCGTTCACCGCCACGGCGGCCGACCAATATGTCTATTTCGCCTATCTCGCCTCGCTGGGCGATCCGACCGGCTACGCGATCGGCGGCTTTGGCGAGTCCTACGTCAAGACGGTGGTCAGCGTCACCACCGCCGCCGGCCACACCGCCGACTACATCGTCCTTCGATCCACCAACAAGTTGACCGGCGCCGTGCCGGTGGAGGTCAAATAATGGCTGATATTGCGAGTCCTATCAAAACGCTTGGGGCGTTCCCGGCGATTGACCCTGCCGTCGCTCAGGCGGCTACGGCTGACCAGATTATCGACACCGCCAGCAAGACAATGTTCCTGCGCGCAACGGTCGCGACGGGCAGTATCGACAGCCTCACCAACACCGGCTCCTATATCGTCCAGGATGGCGTCACCGGCCTGCCCGCTGGCACGACGACAGGTCTGCTGACTGTCGCTGGCTTTGCGGGCGAGGAGTTCGTGGTCCAGTCCTTCATCACCGTGTCTTCTTCGCAGATCGGTGTGCGCTATGAACGGATCGTGCGCCCCGGCGTGCCCAGCGTGCCGGGCTGGACCGATACCTCCATCGTCCCTAACTCCACCATCGACCGCGCCAAGCTGGTGGCGACCTATAGCGCCAAGGGCGCCGTCAATTCCGGGTCGCTGGGCGCGCTGGTCGACACCGGTGTATATGTGATCCAGTCGGGCGTCTCCGATATCCCCGGCGGCCTCACCTCGGGCCTGATGGAGGTCGAGAATAGCGGCGATTTCATCCGCCAGCGCTTTTACTCGTCTTCATCGAGCGCGATCCGCGTCAAATATGAGCGGATCATTCGCCCGTCCGTCAGCAGCTATCCGTCCTGGCAGGACCTGTCCGTCCCGGTCGATGGTGCTGTATCGCGCGCCAAGCTCACCACCGCTTATGCCTACAACGCGGCGGCATCGACCGGCAGCATCAACGCACTGACCGCTCAGGGTTCCTATACGATCCAGGACGGCGTCACCGATCTGCCCTCCGGCGTGACAACCGGCCTGATGATCGTCGACAACTTCACCGATTATATCCGCCAGACGCTGTTCACCACCACCTCATCTCAGCTGACGACGCAGTATCAGCGCATCATTCGCCCGTCGCAGTCGAGCTATCCAGGCTGGCAGACCATTGCGGGTGCGGTGGCCGACGCGTCTATCAGTCGCGCCAAGCTGGCGACCTCCTACAGCCTGATGGGGGGATTTTCGACCGGTACGGCCGATGCTCTGCTCTCCACCGGCGTCTACATTCTTCAGACCGGCGTCGCCTCGCTGCCCGGCGGCCTCACCTCTGGCCTGCTGGAGGTCATCAACTATGGCGACTATATTCGCCAGACGATCTATTCGGTGACCAGCAGCGCCATCACCACCAAATATGAGCGTATCTGCCGTATCTCGACCAGCAGCTTTCCAGGCTGGAGCGCGGTGGCCGGGGCTATTGCCGATGCGTCGGTCGCGCGCGCGAAGCTGGCGGACAGCTATGCTGCCAACGGGACGGTCAGCACGGGGTCGTTCAACGACTATTTTAAGGAGGGCAATTACATCATCGGTGCGGCCCTGAGCGACGCGCCGGCTGATGCGGACCTGCCCGCGACCGGCATCCTCAATGTGCGATCCTGGGGCGGCACCTATGTCATCCAGGAATTCTGCGGGGTCGCCTTCTCTCGGGTGCTCACAAAGTGGCAGCGAAACATTCGGCCGGGCAATAGCTATGGTGTCTGGAAGCGTGTGCGCCAGTCGCGTTGGTCTGGTCGCAATGTCGTGTTCACCGGCGACAGCATCACCCGCGCGGGCACTTCCTATTCGACCTGGCCGGCAACGATCGCTGCTGATCTGGAGCTTGCCAACGGCTATCAGGCAGGGATGAGTGGATGCACCATGGGGCGGCGCCAGTTCGTCGGGGATGCATTCAACGACTATCTGCGCGAGCTTGGCCTCACCAGGCTGGTCGACGCGATGGTCAGTGGCGTGTGGACGGACCAGCTGGCCGCTGCTCAATATCTCTCCGACAATGGCCAGGGCGGATCGCAGCTGACGGCGGTGCAGCTGCTACAGACGGTTAGTTATGCGGCACTCGACGCGTTGGTGATCGGGTTCGGGACCAACGACTTCGGCTGTTACCTGCCGATCGGCTCGGACAGCGACACCGACTGGACCACGTTCAAGGGCGCAATCAACTATGCGGTCAGTCACTTCATGACTGCCTATCCCAATTGCCGCCTGATGTTCTGGGCTCCGGTGTGGCGCGCGCGCCTGTCGGCCGGCGACGGCAAGGATACCGACCTCTATCCCAATTCGGCCGGGCTCTATCTGCGCGATTATGTGACCGCGCTGCTGGAGCGCTGCGCCGCCCTCAAGGTGCCGGTCCTCGACATGTATCATGAGTCCGGGATCAACGCGTACAACGGTGCCACGATGTTCAGCGACGGGCTGCACCCTTACACAGGGCCGGGCAACCAGCGTTTCGCCGACAAGATCACCGCCTTCATGGAACGGAGTTACTGAGGGTCTTTAACGGACCTTGCCGAAGTCGCGCGCTAGCCAGGGAATAGCCGCAGTCAGCTTGTTCTTTGCGATGGTGGCGAACGGAGGGACAATGTTCATGATGGTGATGAGGGCCAGGGCGGCAAGCGCATAGGCGCGGACTGTCTTCATCTGTCCTCCGTTACCCAATGATCCCGGCGCCTGGTTGCAACAGCACGGTTCAGGCGCCGGGATCGCCGGCAACCGCTGAGCAGCCGGCAACCCGCGCGTCGTCACGCTTGGGTCGCAAATCCCATAACAGCAGAGACAGCAAAATGAACGACTTTGACCAGGCGGCGATGAAACACGTCGCCGATGGCCTCTCTTTTGGCGTCCTGCTGGGCACGATCGCCAACATCCTGCCCTCGATCGCCGCGCTGATGACGATCATCTGGACCGCGATCCGGATCTGGGAAACCGACACCGCCAAGCGGCTGACCGGCCGAAAGGACTGACATCATGAGCAAGATTAAGATTGTCGTCGCGGCCTCCGCCGCGGCGCTCACTGCCTTGTCGCCGATCGCCCTGGAAATCATGGCGCCGACCAAGAAGGTCGAAGGCGGCTATGTGAACCACCCCAATGACCCGGGCGGCGAGACGAACAAAGGGATCACCAAGAAGGTCGCCGTCGAATATGGCTATACCGGCCCGATGAAGTCGATCCCGGATGCCGTCGTCAACAGCATCTATTATCAGGGCTATCTGGTGAAGCCCGGCTTCGTCCCGCTGATCGACCTGGATCCGGCGGTCACCACCGAGTTGTTCGACACCAGCGTCAATATGGGCCCGGCGCGGCCGTCGCGCTTCTTCCAGCAATCGCTCAACGAAGTCTGCCCAACGCTGAAGCTGAAGGTGGACGGCCAGGTCGGCCCGGCGACCGTCGCCGGCTTCCGCACCTGTCAGCGCATCCTGCTGTGCCGGACCATGATCCCCCGCCTCGATGCCAAGCAGCTGGCCGAATATGATCGACTGATCGCGGCGAATGCAAAGCTGAAGGTTTTCCGCAACGGCTGGGTCAACCTGCGGATTGGCAACGTCCCCCTGGAGAAATGCGCATGAAGATTCCGGTCGGAAAAATCGCGGCCTGGATCGGCCGCACCATCGCCGTGGCATTCGCCCAGGCGGCGATTGATCGCCTGACGCGGGAAGGTGACCCCGACGCACGCCGCGATGACAGAATGCGTCGGGATCCCGGTCGCTCTAGCGAGGATCAAGCCGAAAGCCAAGTCTAGCTGGGGTATCGCGTGGGGTATCGCCCGTTGGGCGCATACCCAATTTATCGCGGAAAACCGCCATTAATGGACTGGGCGCGACGGAGGGGTTGTCCGTCGTCAATCGGACGGCGGAATCACTCGGATAGCAGTCAGCTGCGCGATATCGACGATGATCTCGTTCCCGTCATGATCGAGACCAACCAACGCAGCAGGCTGGTCTTCTTCAAGATCTGCCACCGAACACTCCACAAAAAGCAAGCTATGAGCACCGGCGTAAACGGAAACCCAGCGTCCTTCTTCGGTGTTGTGAGCCGCATTCCGCGCCAGCATCAATTGCCCTGGTGTCGGTCGCACTAATACCTCCTTCAAAAATCTGGACATCGGTATATGCTCAGTAACGCCGCGGTGAAAGCCGCGCGGCCGCGATCGCGCGCCTATAAAATGTTCGATGAACGCGGCCTCTTCCTTTTCATCACGCCGACCGGCCTACGCAGCTGGCGGCTACGCTATCGAATTGATGGCCGGGAGAAGCTGCTGTGCCTGGGCCAATGGCCCGACCTGCAGCTGGTCGACGCACGCGATCGCGCCGAAGGCGCGCGCGGCTTGGTCGCCCAGGGCGTGGATCCGTCGGTGCGGAAAGTCGCCGTGCAAATTTGCACGTTCGAATTTGTCGCGCGTCAGTGGCACGCCCTGCAGCTGGAGCATTGGACCGAGCGCCACGGCGCCGATGTCATCGACAGCCTGGCGCGCGATGTCTTTCCCGAGTTAGGCGCCATGCCGATCGGCGCGATCGGCGCGCCGGCAGTGCTGCAGGTCCTGCGCGACATCGAGGCGCGCGGATCGATCGAGACGGCCCGGCGCATCCGTCAACGGATCTCGGCCGTCTTCTGCTTCGCGATCGCTGAAGGCTTGATCGACCAGGATCCCGCCGCCGTCGTGACGCGCGCGCTAAGGCCCGCGCCGATCGCGCGCCACCAGCCCGCTCTCCTCGATGTCGACCAGCTGCGCGCGCTGCTCGCCGCGTGCGATCGCGCCGGCGGCCCGCCGATCGTGCGCCTGGCGTCGCGCTTCCTGGCATTGACCGCCGTGCGGATGGGCGCGCTGCTGGGCGCGCGCTGGGAAGAATTCGAGGATCTCGACGGCGCCGCTCCGCTATGGCGCATCCCGGCCGAGCGGATGAAGCTGAAGAAGGCGCGCAAGGCCGACGCCGCTAATGATCATATCGTACCGCTCAGCGACGCGGCCGTCGCTGTGCTGAAAGAGATCGAGAAGATCGGGTATGATACCCGATCCGGCGCGGTGTTTCCGATCAACGAGGCGGCGATCGGCGCGCTCTACAAGCGCGCGGGCTATGCCGGCCGCCACGTCCCCCATGGCTGGCGCGCATCCTTTTCGACGATCATGAATGAGCGGTTCCCGCTCGAACGCGCCGCGATCGATCTGGCGCTGGCCCATGCACCCAAGGGCGCCAGCGAAAGTGAGGCCGCCTATAATCGCGCCCAGCTGCTCGACCAACGTCGCAGCCTGTTCGAGCGTTGGGGCGCGATGTTGAACACATAAATTTATGTGCTTCCCTTTCGGTGCGTCTGGCGCCGGGAGCGGGGGCTACCGGGCTGCCACCCGATGAACCGACGAGGACTACACTCGCCACGACACAGCTGGCCGACTGGCCGCCCCGCACCCGCGCAACGGGCTGGGGTGTTGGAGCGAACCCTCATGCATTCGTCAATTGATTTCGCCTGCGTTTCCAATCGCTGCGCATCCTGCCGCGCGCTGCTTTTCAAGTCTGAGCCCGGCGCGATCGCCGGCGTCATCGAGATCAAGTGCCGCCGCTGCGGCGCTTTCAATTCCTTGAGGCCCGTGAGCCCGAACCCGACCGCCGATCGAGCGGCCGCCAAAAGGCTTGACCATGACCCTCGAAACCATCACCCCCATCTCCCCGGCAGCCGGCTATCTTGGCGGCAAGCGCAACCTGGCGCGCCGGATCTGCAGCATCATCCAGTCGATCGACCATGATGGCTATGCCGAGCCGTTCGTTGGCATGGGCGGGATATTCTTTCGCCGTGCGGCCCGGCCGCGTTTCGAAGCGATCAATGATATATCCGGCGATGTCACCACGCTGTTCCGTGTGGTGCGCCGGCATTATCAGGCCCTGGTCGACGAGCTGGAATGGACGCTGGCCAGCCGAGCCGAATTCGACCGACTGCGCGCGGTCGACCCGGCCGGCCTCACTGACATCGAGCGCGCCGCGCGTTTCCTCTATCTGCAGCGTCTGGCCTTCGGCGGGAAGGTCGTCGGCCGCAGTTTCGGCGTCGACAGCGCATCGCCGGCGCGCTTCAATCTCGCCCGGCTGCGCGCCACCTTATCGTCTATCCGGGACCGGCTTCAGCCGGTCGTCATCGAGCGCCTGCCCTATGGCGACTTCATCCGGCGCTACGATCGGCCGGGCATGCTCTTCTATCTCGATCCGCCCTATTGGGATTGCGAGACGGACTATGGCACCGGTGTTTTCGCGCGGGATGATTTTGAGCGCCTGGCCGAACAGCTCGCGGGGATCCGCGGGCGCTTCCTGTTATCGATCAACGATACGCCTGGCGCGCGGGCTGCATTTTCGCGGTTCGAGATCCAGCCGGTCGAGGTGACATACAGCGTTTCGACCGCAGCAACCGGCCGGGCCAAGAGAGCGGGCGAGCTGATCATCGCCAACTTCCCGCTCGACGATGCCGACCGCGCCCCGATCAGCGCCGAAGCGCGATCCTAACCTCTTGGCCCCCTGGGGAGCCAAGCGGGAAGGCCACAGCCTTCCCGCCCCCTACGGCGCGGGGGAGCGCCTGGGGTGTTAAATTGGGGGGTGGGGGTGCGTGCGTGACCGCTAATAGCGTCTGCCGAAGGCAGTCCTTATCCCTCTTATAATTCTTTCCCGGGATTCCGACCCGTATCTGAACTCGCACCCTCCCCTTCGAAGGCCGCCTCCATACGAGCCAGGATCGATGCGAGTTTGGGATCACAGGCAGGTTCCCGGGCCACCTCAGCGCCATCCAGGCTATCAGCACTGGGGGGCCCGGCCACGGGCATGCACTTCTTCAGCAGCTGCACCAGGCGCATCTGTGCCCGCTTGTGCATCCGGTGCAGATCGAAGAAATAGGCGTTGGTCGCCTGTTTGACGCGCGGCCCCTCGCCGGGCTCGTTGCCGGTCTTTTCCGTGCGCCGCACCCAATTCAGGAAGCCATGGTCCTTCAGCCGCCGCATGGCGTCGACCACGGTCTTGCGCGCGTAGCCGGTCAGGTCCTGAATCGTGGCGATCGCCGGCTCGAGCCGGCCGGTCTTGAAGTCCAGCCCGGGAAGCCAGAGCAGCGCCTTCAGCACGCGCAGCGCGTTGGCGCCGAGCGGGTGGCGCTCCCCCTTCTTCTTCATCTGCCGATCATATTCTTCGGCTGTCTGCAGATAGCGATCGCGCCAGCGCATGGCGCCGACCTTCGTTCCGTCGCCGATCGGCCGGAAGACCTGGGCGCGTCGGTCGTTGACGTCGTAGCTGTGCCGGCGGACCGGCTGTTCCGTGCGCCGGCCGGGCTTGTTGTTGGCAACGAGGCGGTCGGCGACCGAGCCAAAGGACCAGGCCGTCATGCGCGCACCGCCTTGCGCGTCAGCTGCTCGGCATAACCAACAGGGCAGAGGCTGGTGGCAGCCCCTCCAACAGCATGTCCGCCCATTCCTGCGCGATCGCGCGCCGGCGCGGCATGTACACCGACCGATTGTAGATCGACTCGGTCCCACGCGGCCGATGCGCCAGCATGAGATCGATGATAGCTCGGTCTTCCGGACGATCGCGCGCGGCGGCAAGTTCGTTCATGATCGTGCTGAAGGACGAGCGCCATCCGTGCGGCACGTGCTGGCCCGTATAGCCGCAATCTCGATACATCTTCGAAATCGTGGCATCGCTCAGGGGCTTGCGCGTCGATCGGCTCTGCGGGAACGCCAGCGGTCCACGCCCCGTCAGCACCTTCAGCGAAGCAATCACCTCCATCGCCTGCGTGGCGAGCGGCACGTGATGATCGAAAGCCTCTTCCTGCTTGCGTTCTTGCGATAGCTTCATCCGGGCTGCAGGAACGATCCAGATCGGATCCTCGCGATCCAGGCCATCCAGTTCTGCCCAAGGCAAGCTCTGCACCACGCCCGGTCGGACGGCCGTTAGCGCGATGAACCGCGAGGCAAGCTTCGTGACTGGCCGCGCCCTGGATTGCTCGACCGTCCACAACATGGTCTTCAACTCGTCCAGCTTGGTGATGGCCGGGCGCTTCACCTGCTGCAGCGGCTTGAGCGAAATGCGAGTCGCCGCTGGGTTTACGAAGTCGTGTCCCAGCCCGATCGCAAAGTCGAAGATCTCGATCATGTGCTGCTGCGCCCGCTTCGCGGTCTCGATCGCCCGCTTCTCGATTGCCTTCAATCGCTCGATCACCATGGGCTTGGTAATCTCGCCGATCGGATATTTCCCCCAGTAGGGAATCAGATCGCGGGTGATCGCATTCAGCACAGTCTTGGCGTAGCGCCCGCTCCAGGTCGCAACCTGCTCCTGATGCCAGGCCAGCGCCAGCGATTCGAAGGTGGCGCCGGCAGCCGCGTTGCGCGCCGCTTTCTTTTGCCGCTTGTCCATCGATGGATCGATACCCGTCGCCAGCTGCTTGTGCGCGGCGATACAGGCGTCCCTCGCCTCTTGCAGAGAATGATCGGGATAGCGCCCGATCGTCAGCGTCTTCTCCTTCTCTCCGAAGCGATATTTGAGCCGCCATGACTTGACGCCGCTCGTCGCCACGAAGAGATACAGGCCGCGTCCATCGAACAGTTTTTGGGGCTTTTCGGCGGCTTTCGCCTTCCTGCACTGTGTATCGGTGAGCAA